AGTGAAATCGTGGACGGAGAAAAAGATGGCAGCGCACAGCAGGTTCGGAGCAAGCGGAGCGCATCGGTGGATGCGGTGTCCGGGGTCGATTAGCCTCTCTGAAGGTATCGAGAACGTATCGTCGGCATTTGCGGAGGAAGGCTCACGTCTCCACGCATTGTCAGAAGACATGCTGCGCGGGCAAACCCGGCTCTTCGACACTGAAGAATTTACTGACGAGCAACTGTCCGTCGCACAGGCTTACGTGGACGTGGTCCAACGTGAGCATGAAGAACTTGGCGGTTCACTGCTGGTTGAGCAACGCTTCAAACTCCCACAGCATCCTGAGTTCTTTGGTACGGCGGATGCGGTCATCGTGTCGCCGCCGCACCTGCGCGTGCTTGATCTCAAGGCCGGTCGTGGCGTTGCTGTCGAAGTGGATTACGGCGGCAAGATCAATCCGCAATTGGGTTTCTATGCGCTTGGCGCGCTGACCGTTGCTGGCAATCCAGAACAGTTTACTGACATTGAAGTAGTCGTGGTGCAGCCCCGGTTGGGCGGGGTAAAGCGCCGCAAGGTGACGCTAGATGAGTTGCAAGGATTGGCTAAGGAGCTAGTCCACGCTGCTTATTTAGCGTCACAACCTAATGCGCCCACCGCCGCAGGGTCGTGGTGCAAATTCTGTTTGGCTCGCGCGACGTGTCCGACGTTGAAGTCGCACGTCAACACGCTCGCCAAGGACGATTTCGACGATCTGAAAGATCCGGCAGACATGACGGGTACGATGATCGCGGAAGTGCTGAACGAAGCTGATGTCATCGAAACGTGGCTGAAGGCGGTCCGTGAAAAGGCTCACAAGCAACTAGAGGACGGCGTTGTCGTTCCGGGCTGGAAGCTGGAGGCGAAGCGGGCACAACGGAAGTGGCGTGATGAACGCATCGTGAAGCAGCGCCTTGCGTCGGAGGGTCTGGATGGGTTTCTCGACGAGAAGCTTGTCACCCCCGCGCAGGCAGAGCGCCTTGCTAAGAAGCAGGGTGTAGTGATTGATCTCGCTGACCTCACAGTCAGTGAAAGCAGTGGGTTCAATCTTTCCAGAGACGTGCAGAAGGGTTCTGCAACTTCTACCGCGTCTGATGATTTTGCAGAGTGAAAAGGTGAAACAGCAATGACGAAACTTATCATTGGACCCGGTCGCATGTCGTTCCCGGCTTTGTTCGAACCGGCCAAAAACCAAGACGGTACGCCGGGCGACAAGTATCAGGTCACGCTCCTCCTCCCGCCGGACTACGACACTGCTCCGATGGTCGAGGCTCTGAACGCAGCGGCGGCAGAGAAGTGGGGCAACGACAAGAGCAAGTGGCCGAAGACGTTGCGCGGGCCGAAGCTGGTCATCCGTGACGCTGGCGAGAAAGAACATCTCGCTGGTTACGAGCCGGGTTGGAAATTCGTTGCTCTGAAGACGAAGAACCAGCCGGGCATCGTGGATGCGATGAAGAACGAAATCACGGACCCCCGTGAGGTTTATGCTGGCCGTTGGGCGCGTGTCTCTGCACGGGCCTACGCTTACGACAACGTGCTGAAGGGCGTGGGCTTCGCGCTCCAGAACATTCAGTTGCTCCAGCACGACAATCCGTTCGGTGGCGGCGCTGGTCGCGCGAAGGATGACTTCGACGAGATCGCTGCTGAAATCGGCACGGCAGGAGATTGGGACAACTAATTCCCCCAGTTGTCCCCGAGGGCGGCGGCGCTTCAGTCCCGTCGCCGCCCTCAATCATTTAAGAGGCAAGCATGAGATTACATCTGGACTTTGAAACGCGCAGCACAGTCGATCTCCGCGTCACAGGCGCATACCGCTACGCAGAAGATCCAGAGACGGAAGTGATCCTCGCTTGCTACGCCGTCGATGACGGCCCGGTGCAGACATGGTTCCACACGGACGCAGTCGCACTGCCAGAAGATTTACGCGCCGCCCTTGCGGACGATGACTGCATCATCGTCGCGCACAACGCAGGCTTTGAAAAAGCCATGATGCGCTACATCATGGGCCCGCGACACGGGTGGCCGGTCCCGCCCCCACACCGATGGGATGACACCGCCGCCCGCGCAGCGCGCCAAGCTTTGCCCCGCTCTCTCGAAGGCGCTGCAATGGCGTTGGGGCTAGAGGTCCAGAAGGACACAGAAGGCCGCTCACTCATGCTCCGCATGTGCCGCCCGCGCTCTGTTGCGGAAGACGGCAAGATCACATGGTGGGACGATGATGCCCGCATGAAACGGCTGGCGCAGTATTGCGCGACCGACGTGGAGGTCGAGCGCGAACTCGACAAGATCCTGCGGCAGTTGACCCCGGAAGAGCGTGACATCTGGTTGCTGACGGAAGAGATGAACGACCGTGGCGTGGCGATAGACGTGGATTTTGCCACCTACGCCGTACAGGTCGCGTCTGAGGCGCAAGAGGCGCTGAACAAGGAACTCAATGAGATCACCGATGGCGCGGTCACGGCAGCGACGAACGTCGGAAAGCTGCGGCAGTGGCTGCTGTCCAAGGGCTTTGGGGTTCTAGAAGGCGAAGACGAGAGCCTCAATAAAAAAGCTGTGGAAAACCTTTTGAAGTCGGGAGCCATTCCAGACGATGTCCGGCGCGTGCTGGAGATCCGTCTGCTGGCAGGCAAGAGCAGTGTCAAGAAGTTCCAAGCCATGCTCGACCGGGTGTCGAAGGACGGGCGCGTGCGTGGCAATCTCATGTATCACGGTGCTTCCACGGGGCGGTGGAGCGGCGCTGGGGTCCAGTTGCAGAACCTCCCGCGCGACACCGTGAAGGATTTTGATTGGTCCCGGAAGAACCTGACTGCGTCGATGGACAAAGTGCTGTCCACCCTGTCGCGCATGGTGCGTGGGTCGATCATGGCAGCGCCGGAACACAGGCTCATGTGGGCCGACTATGCGGCAGTCGAAGCACGCGGCGTGGCGTGGCTCGCGGGTCAGCAAGACCTGATCGACCTCTTCGCCAAGGGCGGCAAGGTCTATGAAGAGATGGCGGCTGTGATCTTCAACGTCCCGGCTGAAGAAATTGGCAAGGACAGTCTCGAACGCTTCCTTGGCAAGACCGTCATTCTCGGCTGCGGCTATTCGATGGGCGCGCAGAAGTTCCGCATGTCGTGCGCCGCGATGGGCACGGAGATCGACGAAGAGTTGGCCTACCGTGCGGTCAATGCCTATCGCAGCAATTATGCAAAGATCCCGCGCTTGTGGAAAATGCTGGACGAAGCGGCGATTGCCGCAATCGGGCAGCGTGGGCGTGAGACAACATACCGCTCCGTGTCGTTCTATGCGGACAAGAATTGGTTGCTTATCAAGCTGCCGTCTGGCCGGAAACTATTCTACCGTGATCCGCGTCTGGTCACGTATGCCGGTCCTTACGGCGAGAAGGTGAGCGTCGAGTATTCCGCCGTGAATAGCATGACGAAGAAGTGGAACCGTGAGCGGACGTTTGGTGGAAAGCTGACGGAGAATATTGTGCAGGGGCTGTGCCGTGATCTAATCGCGGACGCGATGCTGCGCCTTGAAACAAATGGCTATCCTGTCATCGCTTCTGTCCACGACGAAGTCATCAGCGAAGTGCCAGTCGGGCAGGGGTCGATTGAAGAGATGGTGGCGCTGATGTGCCAGTTGCCGGATTGGGCAAAGGATTTCCCGCTTGCAGCGGAAGGTAAAGAAGGTGTGAGGTACGGTAAATGAAGACTGAAGATTTAGCTAAAGAACTCGGCGGGATCTTGGATGAGGCGAAACAGCTTGTAACAAAGGACCGGGCTGGTACCCATGGCAATGCAATCGAAACACTCGACGCTTTGGCTGAGTTCTGGCGCTCATACATCTACGTTAGAACAGGCGATGTTGTCTATCTTAATGGGTCTGATGTCGCTGAGATGCTTTGCATGTTGAAGCTGGCCCGCAAATGCACGGGCAAGTTCCACCGGGATAACTACGCAGATACCATTGGCTACGCGGCATTGGCTTACGCTGCCGCAAAGTGGGAAAATAGTGATGAAGATTGAAAGTTCAGACGATCTGCTGAAGGCGGTTGAGGCCGCTCGAATTGAGCAGGGTCTTTCCGAACGTCAACTATCAGCTAAGGCCAATATGTCACATGGCTCTTATTGGTGGTGGAAAACTCATGCGGGTACCACATCGCTGGACGTGGCGTTGCGCTATATTAGAACGCTCAATTTGAAGGTCGAGGTTAGCTCCCAGTAAAAAAAAAGGCCCTTTGCGGGGCCTAAGTTTACAGGGAGAATCACGGAAAAAGGGCACGGCGGTGCTGCGTCCTTGGTTTCCGATAGGGGGAACAATGACAGAGAATGTTTTGAAGTACAAGGTCACTTTCGGACAATCCACGGCTCCTTTCATTGCCGCACGGTTTCCGCAGAATGATCTGCTTCCAATCGTGCCGTTCGATGCGCCTTTGGCAAAGGGCACGACCGTCGCGCCGGAAATGCGTGGCAAGGTGCCGGGCATGTTTTCGCGTGGGCAATGGTGGGGTCTTGGTGGCGCGTGGCCCACAATGGGCATCACCGACACACAGATCAAAAACGCTGCGCCGTGGCCCACAGAGAACGTCGGCCTGCGTGCCGAAAATTGGCCTGCGGTAGACATCGACGTTGCGTCGGATGAAGCACGCGAGCTAATCGAAGGCATCGCAGCCTTCCATCTGGGCGCTGCACCAGTGCGCGTGCGTGCCAATGCACCGCGTGCGTTATGCGTCTTCCGCCGTACTGGGGACGAACCGATCCGCAAGATGCGGATTGTTTTCCGTGACGCGGACGATGTCGAACACGCGGTCGAGGTGCTGGGCGCAGGTCAGCAATACTTGATTGCAGGACGGCACCCAAGCGGTGTCATGTATGAATGGCGACCGAACGCGGATCTCGCGCAATACACGGCAGACGGTCTGACTAAGGTCACTGCCGCAGAGATGCGTGCGTTCATGGATGCAGTGGCTTCAGAGATCACTGGCCGTGGCTGGACTATTATCACCAACTCAAAGCTGAAGCAGTCGGTCACAAGCGGCGGCGTTGCTGTGGCAGACGCGGAGCCAATCATTGATCCGCAAATTGCTTTGGCGGCACTGAAGGCGATACCGAACAATGAAGAGACGTTACCACTACGGGAAGATTTCATTGGGCTGCTTGCATCGTTTAGGGCAGCAACTGGTAAAGCGTCATACGACCCGCAAATTGAAGAAGAGGTACGTAAATGGGCGGAGGAGTACGAATGGGCGGACGCGGCTTATTTTGAAGGTGTATGGCGCTCCCTCACCCATGTCCGCGTGGGATCGGACAAACTCTTCGCACTGGCAAAGCGCCACGGTTTTCACGGCGCGGCAGCGGCTGATTTTCCTGACGACAACTCTGTGGTCGAAGCAGAAAAAATTGTCGAAGCCGTCCAAACGGAAGAAGAAGAAGCGGAAGAACGACTTCGCGCGGTTTGTCGTCGTCTCGTTTACTGGGCAGACAAAGGTGTGTTCATTCTCCGCGATAGTGGCAAACAGATTACGGCTCCGATACTCAATGCGTTTCCCGGACTGGGCACAGAGATTGCTCCGGCTGGAACACGCGGCACTAGAGCGGCTGCAAATCAACTGGTGAACTCAAACGAGCTTCAACTTGTTGCGGGTCTGACGTATCTACCGGGTCATCCGAAACTGGTCACTTGGAACTTTGGGAACGACAATGCTGTCTATTGGAACAAGTGGACGCCTTTTGAATTTCCGATGCCGGAAACCGTCACTGACGCGGATGTTCGTCCGTGGCTGGATCACGTATGCTACCTATTCGAGAACACGGAGGACCGTGAATATTTACTCGATTACCTTGCCCACATCGTGCAACACCGGGGGCGGAAAATACGTTGGGCCCCGATCATCCTCGGGGGTCAAGGTATCGGTAAGGACTTATTCTTGCGGCCTATTATCAAAGGGCTTGGCGAACAGAACTCGCGCACGATCCAGCCGGAAGAACTCCTCGGGCAATTCATCGACTTTTATGAGAAGGAACTCGTTATTGTCGAAGAAATCATGCGGATGGAAAAAGGGAATATCTATGAAAAGATGAAGGCCGTGATCTCCGGCACAGCGGCGGACACGGTGACGATTGAGCGGAAGTTTGAGCAATCATACGACGTGCCGAACGTCGTGAACTTCGTGTTCTTCTCGAACCATTCGGATGCGCTGAACCTGTCGGAAGATGACCGGCGGTTCTTCGTAATCCATTCATACGCACGGCCACAGGCTTCGGATTACTATGTCGAACTCGCTGACAAGTTTTACCGGGAGCAGCAAGGCTGGAGAGCGGTGTTTGCATGGCTGAAGAAGCGCGACATCAGCGCCTTCAACCCTGATGCACGTCCGCGCTTCAATGATGCCAAGGCCAGCATGATCGAAGATAGCCAGACCTACTATTCGCTCTGGCTGCGTGATGCACTTGCTGGTGGGTTTTTGAAGCACCGCTCTGTGTTGACGGCGATGGAAGTGCTGGACATTGTCCAAACTGACTTCGGAAATGTGCCGGACAAAGTACGCAAATCACTCGTCCACCAGAACCAAGTAGCGAAATCGCTCAACTTCGCTGGATGGCATTACCGGGATCAGCGTGTGTCAATCAATGGCAGGCAGCAGCGTGTGTTCGTGCGGTCCAAAGAATTAGTGGACACGTCAAACGAAATGCTCAAAGCCCGGTACGAAGCCGAGCGTGAGAAGAAGGTTTCGAGTATCGCGTGATGGACCGTGAAATGATGGTGCGGAGGATCGTAATGCTCCTCCGCGAGAACGGCATTGGTCAGGTCGAGGCCGAGATGCTGGCAGTCCAGATAGTCAGTATTTTCCTGCCAGCCAGTTGACGAGATAGGTCAAGCCAGATCCTGTAATCGCCGCAAGGCCAAGCACAACCTTAGAGCCGCCTTTCATCTCATGGAAGGCGGTTTTAATTTCTCTAAGATCTTCACGCATCTCATCAAGCGAACGCTTGAGCGATTTTATTTCCGCTTCCATCCGTCCGATGTCGCGTTCCAAACTGGCATCGTTCACTTGCGCCCCCACTCATCCCAGAAGCCATTCCAATAGCCGCACCAGAGGCTATACCAATATCTGAATAGATCTTCGGTGTTCACTTCGAAGTTCCCTTCGCCTTGTCGTAGGAGCGAAGGGCACCAAGACCCAGCATACCAAGAGTGAGGGAAAGCAGCGCATCCGCATCAAAGCGCGGCTGCGTGATAGCGTAGCCCATGCCGGAACCAATCCAAACAACGATAGGGCCGACAACGTAGATAAAAGCAAAAGCGAACCCGCAGGTCCAGCCGATCATCGGTCGCCACCCTGAGACGAAGAGCGAAGAGTGTTGCGCTTCGACTTCGTTGATCTTCGATTGCTGCTCCGCCTGCTTCGCAGCCATGTCGAGCAGCGCAGCCTGCATCTCAGCCTGCGCCTTCTGCTTGGCGTTCGGGTCCGGGATGAGATCCAAAACCTTGTTGATGATTGGCAACAAGGTTTCAATGATGGGGATGGCGATCATTATTGCCTCCGTGGGTTGACAGTAATTTCCATCGGACGGCGTTCTTCTTCGTCTTTAGAGAAATCAATCGGAGCCATAATCCCAGCTTGTACCAAAGCCGCGTTGATGCTTTGGAATTTCCTACGCTGTTCCGCGCGAGAACCCGCTTGGAAAAGGACGTCGTCCAGCAGTTTCGGGTTGTCGAGGATTTCTTTATAAAGCTCCTGCAACTTAGCTTGGGGAGTGGCGTCAAAGATCTTACGGAAGTATTTCGAACCAGCACTCGCCGCCACAAGTTCGGAACCCGTAGCTTGCCCGAGCACACCAGACGCACCAGCTTTTGCACCGCCGACGCGCAGCAAGAAGTCAAAGAATGGGCTGTTGACGCCTTCAATGCTAACGTCGTCGCGCCCACTTGCCGCTGCTTTCTGGAACGCCTCGCCTTTTTCGATAAGCCGTTTCAGATTAGCCTGCTGCGTTGCAGTCACAACTCCGTTGTCACGGAGAATTTTGATTAGGGCTGGACGGTCTTTTGACATTGGTTCAAAAAGAGCCGTGCGGATTTGAGCAAAATCCTTTGCCGCTTCTGGCCCCATAACCGCATCAAACACAGCGCCACGGAGGCCAGCAATAGCCTCTGGCCCGCCACGTTGTGCGATGCCAACCAAAGAAGATATGTCCGCGTTTGGCGTCGGACCATTTAGAGCTGTCTGGACAAGGCGAACAGGATCTTCGACGTTAGCTACTTTTGCTAAAGCCGCAAGACGGTTTTGTGCCGCACTTGTACCTTGCGTAGCAAGACCAACATCTTCCACCGCTTTTGCAGCAGCGCGAAGATCGTCCGACAAGCCCGGAAAGCGTTGCATAAGATCTTTATTTTCGCGCAAGAACTTCTCAACTTGGCGCGGGTTGACCGTCCCTGTCATGGGGTCAACAAATTTTTCCGCGTTAGTACGGAGGAAATTCTCCTGTATCGTCCGCATTTGCGGCGATAGATCGCGTGTCTTACCTGCGCCGATAATTGTATTGAAATCAAGCGGCTGCGTGGCTTGTTCTAATTCGCGCATACGCACTTCGGCAGCGGGGCCACCGCCAGCCATAGCACGTTCCAAAGTCATTTCGGGAGCGATACGTTCCCCACCTGTCGCACGCGCGCCTAACACGTCTCCGGCGAAAGACCGGGAAAAGCGTTCGTTAAGGGCATAAGAAAAGGCACGTGCTTGCTTACCAGCTTCCCCAGCAATAGCGGAAACATCATCCAACGCGGCTTGTGCAAGATTGTCGTACATCACCGCTGCGGTGCGGTCAGGTGTAGCACCGCTACGGGCGTCTCGCGCCAAAGCTAACAATCGAGAACGTGCTGTTAAGAGAGAAGATACCGTGGGCGCTTCATCTGCATAGGCTTGGTCAAGCCCTTTAATTGGGGAAGGCAAGTCCTCCGTAGGAAGAAGACGCCCCTTCATTTCTTGGACAGTTGCAAGAAAACGGTTTGGTGCGACCTGCGCGTCTCTGTTTGGAATTAAGTTCCACAGCTGCTTTTCAACATTACGGGCGTTTGTTTCCGCCTCTTCCAAGACTTCACGTGCGCGCGTGTTTGCGTCCGCACGGACACCCGGTTGCGGGCGGAACTTTGCAGCAGCATCCGCAGCGCGGGCTTCGGCGTCAGTTACGTAGTCTTCGATGCCTTTGGTCAATTCATCAGCTTGACCTTGCGCGGCCTTGCGTAACGCTTCAGGCGAACCGGGCGCTGCGGCAACGCGGACTTCCTCGCCCATGCGAACAGCGGCAGTTTGACGCTTTTCTGCAAGTTTTTTAGCATAAATAGGATCGCGCGCCGCGAGTTGATCTTGCATCCCGACAAGAGTGGGGGAAGATAGTAGATCCGCTAACGGTGCGCCGGTTTGATCGGCTGTAGCGAGCAAGCGTTGCACGGTCTGCTGGTCAAGGCCAAGTTGCGCTAGTTCTTCTGGCGACATACGCGCAAGAACTTGCGGCTGTAACGCACGGCGAAGGGCTTCTGGATTTTCACCAGCTTGTAGCAGCGCGTCTCCAATTTCACGGAAACCGATTTCTTTACGACCAGCAGCCGTTGTACGTTTAAGCGCGTCCGTAAACGCACCGCTAACAGTAGTAGCCCCGCGTGATACTAAGGACGTTGGCGATGCAATGCTACCTAACACTTCCCCAGTCAAAGCCGCCACCGGACTACCCGGTGCGACCATTTCTGCAATACCCGCACCTTGCGCGGCACCGCCAGCAATACCTGCTTCCTTTGCAAGAAAAGCGGCTGGTTGCATACCTGCCGAAGATACAGTGCGTTCAATAAAACCAGCGGTTGGGGAGGGAGTTGCAAGTTGTGCCATAGGCCGAGCAGTCGCTGCAACTACAGGAGCAACGGCGAGCGGGGCAGCAGAACCTAATACTTCACCTGCCCGCGCAAAGGGACGATATTGTTGCGGGATTTCTTCAAGGCTACCATAACCTGCGCGAATGTCTGGGCTAACCTCCAAGCCAGCAGCGCGGCCTGCTGCGCCAGCAGCTTGGACTGTTGGCGTCAGTAGCTTCTCACGGATAAAAGCCGACCCAAGAAAAGGCTGTTCCGAAACAGGAAGACCCGCCGTTCTTAAACCAAGATTAACGATGTCAACCGGCGCGCCAAGGACGTTAGCTAAACCAACATTCATACCTTGGGCTAAGGCACTTCCGGCTTTGCCTAAAGGGGTGGGGCCAGACGGTGCTTGCCCAAGAGCTTGTAATAGTTCTTGGTCGGATAGTTCTGAAGCACTACGCGCACGTTGACCCCCGCCGCCAAGAGCCGCGAGAAGTTCTTCGTCAGACATCTTGGTTACGTCACTCATTTCCAAATTCCCCGGCGTCTGGCTTCGGCTTCCATATCAGCACGAGACGGCATTTCCATTTGCGGCTGTTGTTTAGGAGCCGCTGCTGGTTTTTGTTTAGGGCCAAAGTTAGCAATAACCTGATCGTATTCTTCTTTTAACCGTTTAAGCTGAGATAGATTTGCTCGTGTGCGGGACAATTCTTCTGGCTTAACCGCCATTTTTGGCGCTTGACCATCTTTACCAACAATGTCGGTTTCAATGCGGTCGATTTCAGCTTGAATACTACGCCGTGTCTGTCCTAAACGCGATATGGCTGCGGGATCAGACTGAAACAGAGCATAAGGATCGACGGTAGCCGACTCCATCAACTGTTGCGTATAGTTAGTTGGGCGACCCGGCACTTCGGTTGAGAAAGACGTAATAGTTCTACGCCGCAAATCTTCTAGCGCATTTGTAGCGGCGGAGGTTTCAGGATATTGCGTTTCGCCCGTCGCAAGTCCAGTCAAAGTGTTAATGACGCGGCGGGCCGGTGCGCCAATACCTGTCGCTTGAGAGAAGTCTATATTAGAGGGGATGGCGCTTGGTGCCGCAGCAGCGCCGCCAGCAGGTGCAGCGGCGGCTGGGGCAGCGGGTGCAGTTGCAGCAGCAGCCACATCAACCACTCTACCTGTTGCCTTATCAATGATCTTAGGTTGCCCGCTTACAGGATCAGCAACAGCAGCATAACGCCCTGCTGCAATCCCCGCTGCGATAGCAGGAGGAACATCGCCGCCCGATGTCAATGCTTGTATCTTACGATCAAGGTCACTCGGCGGTCGCATACGCGCCGAAACAGACTGCTCAGATACCTTTTGCAGATATTCTACAGGATTGGCTACCGCATATCCCCGTTCTGGTTCGGGGATATTAGGCAACATTTGCTGCACGGTTTTTGAAGCTTGCTCTTTAGTATTAACCGCCCCAAGTGCCGTTGCATATTTTAATTGAGTAAGTTGGCGCTCAAGCGGGTCTTGCGCGGCTTTTCTTTCAAGCACATCGGCAAGACCTTTTGGACCAAGAATTTCGGCCTGTTCGCGTGTAATACCTAACGACTTCAGAAACTCTGGGTCTTTAATACGTTGCCCAATATTTTGTATACGCTGTTGTTCCTGTTGTGCAGTTTGTAGTTGGGAAGCCATCAAACGCGCTTGCGCCGCTTTATAAATGTCCGTGTTCATGCCGGACCCAACGGCCCCAATCTGTCCGAGCATCTGTGCACGGACGGCAGGATCAACTGGTTGTCCAGCGGCCATCAGCAAACCGCCGATTTGCCCCAGTGCGTTAATCGCACTATCACGGACGAATTGCTGCGGTACACCGTATGTAGGGTTGATCTGCTGCATCGCAGCCTCGTTACCCGAAATCATATCCCAGAGAGAAGCCATTATTATTCTCCGCCAAAGAGGCCGGACAGACCTGAGAAGAGGCCCGGAACCATGCCGGTGAACTCACCGGGATTTTTTTCCATCGAAAGGCTTGGACCGAAAAGCATCGGCAACACACCACGGAAGTTGCCTTTGTCGTTCAAGAACGCGCCACCAAGTAGCCCGCCCATAGCACCCATGCCACCGGCATCTTTTGCGGCGGGAGCAGCTTCACTGCCTCCCAAAAGACCGGCTGGGCCAACGTCAATGGCGGTCATGCCGGGGATGTTTGGGGCAGCGCCTGTTTTTGAAAAGTAAGGCAGCAATGGTGTCCCATCGCCACGGTCCAACATGAAGTTTCGCCCTTGCATCGGTGGGCCGGACATCTGTCCCGTAGGAGCAGCCATCGGCGATGCGGGCATCGGAAGTGTAGGTACGTTAATAGGCGGCGGTAAAACCGGAACACCCGTGATGGGGTTGACTGGCTCCATCGTTGCGCCGGAAGCAGCGAGTGATGGGCCAACCGCTCCACCCTGACGGCGGCGCTTCATTGCCTCAATCGTGTTGAGAGTTGACTGCATCACCATTAGATCAATCCTCTAAAACCCGTTAGTGGGACGAACCGACCACGGCTAACGCCCGGTCCCATGTCCATTTCACCCAATCGACGCATCTGTTCCTGTTGCAGACGCTGCTGCATCTGCTGTTCCATCATTAATGAACCAAGTGCAGAATAAGCATCGTCCAGACCACCGAGCAAGCCGCCTTCTTTTTTCATGGCTGATTGCATCGGGGTAGCAGTGTTGGCCGCATTTGCGACAGTCGGAGTAGTCTGACCGGCTGTGAGAGCGGACGGGTCCATTGGCGTGACACCCCCGCCAGCCTCCGCTCCAAGCAGCGACAAAGTATTTTTCAAACGCCCGCCGTAGTTATGCGATTGCGTCGGGTCGCTCATCCGAAAACCTTGCGGGCGGAGCGAAGCCAGTACCGCAGCCTGCGCCTCTTCTGGTGTCTGCGCTGAGCGCAGCATCTCACCTGCACGGCGCTCTGTATTCTTTAGCTCCCAATCAAAAAAGCCCAACTGGGCCTGTTCGGAACGAGGGTCAAGTCCTTGACTTTTTGCATAATCGAGCAAGCGTGCTTGGCGATCAGGATGCCATTGGAAAATGCCTAGAGCCTTGCCTTGGTCGCCTATGATACTCGTGCTACCGCCGCTTTCAGCCATTGCGTTACCAGCCAACGCAGCAGCCTGCGGGGGCGAGTAACCCAATCCACGGTAGAAAGAGAACGCTCTGCGACCGAACTCGGAAGCCATTTAAGCCATGCCCTTCCGCATCGGGCCAAAGCCCAGATTGACGGCTTTACGGCCACCACGCTCTTCGACCATCTCAGGATATTTCTTTTCAACTTCCTGCGCCATTGGGCCGACAACTTTAGGATAAGATTTCGGGTCGCCCTTGTAGCGGTAGGCGTACATGTTCAAGCCGGTTTCTTTGTCCTTACCAACCTTTTCAATGTCCGTTTTTTCGCGTTCATCAGAGAACAACATTGGCAACAATTTCATCGCCGTTGTAGCCGCAGTCAACGCAGTGCCAGCGCCGGACAACCAGTTCGATCCTGACGGACCACCAGTCTGTGTTTTGGTTTGCGTTGTGCCGTAGGGAGTGGCCGACGTTGCGCCCAGACGCAGGTTGAGCATTTCAATGGGGTAGTTACGTTCTTCCATGAAACGCTGATACTGGTCTTGCAACTGCGCCTGTTGCAAAGCCTGCCGTTGCGCGCCGATTGCCTCAATAGTCGCCGCGTCCGTGAGCGCCGCACCTTGCTGCGCCTGCGCGATACCCGGCAACAT